AATTATCAATGGTAACTTACCAATCATTGATCAAGACATCCTCACACCCCATCCTACGCCCACACAGCACGCAACAACGTCTGTTGGGTTCAAATGCCTTACAGTGCGTAATACACCCGCCTGGTGGTGCACTATAGGGGCAGCAGGTGGTAGAGAGGCACCTACTGGGCATCCACGCAAACTTTTTGCCACAAGTATGACTGTTTGGATTAATGGTCGTCGTGCTGGAAGGTTCGGAGACCCACTTGGAGATCAGACACCCGCATTTCCATGTACATCTGTAGTAACAGGGTGTTCACCTAATGTTTTTATTGGAGTTTAATTATGGCAACTAAAAATAGAACTTTTATGAGTGGAGGAGTTGATTCGACACCAAAAAAGACACGTCAAGGACGTGGAGCACACACAAAATATAGTGCAACTTCGAGAAATAAAGCAAAAAAGAGATATCGTGGTCAAGGACGATAAATAGTACAGGACATTCCCTGTACAAATGGCATTAAAACCCGTAACTGGCACTTCTTTTAAGAAACCTCGATCGTTTAAGGACGTTGGGATGAATTTTCGTGTAAATCCTAATACTAAAGATGTTGCCTCTGTTATAAATGATAATGCTATAAAACAGTCAATCAGAAATTTAGTTTTGACCACTCCTGGCGAAAAACCATTTTCACCAAATATCGGATCTCGTATTTCCGAACTCTTATTTGAACCTCTTGATCAATTTACCTCTGATTCCGTTAAGGAAGAGGTAATAAATACCATTGAACAATATGAACCTAGAGTTGTATTATCGACTGTAAATGTTCGCACCGATTATGGGAAGAATCAATTAGAGGTATTCATTGAATACACAATCGTTGGTCTACCTACTGTAGAAACCATTGAGTTCGTTCTTAAGAGACCAGAATAATGCAACCAAATAACCTAACAGCATTAAATTTCGAGGATATTAAAGCTTCGATTAAATCATACCTTAGAACAAGGTCTGAATTTACTGATTACGATTTTGAAGGGTCATCACTTTCTTATCTGATTGACACTTTAGCGTACAATAGTTACTATAGTGCGTTTAATGCTAATATGTCGATGAATGAGGCATTTTTGCCATCGGCAACTATTAGAGATAACATTGTTAATATTGCAAAACTTCTAAATTACGTTCCACGCTCTATTGTTTCTGCAAAAGCGTGTATAAAAATTACTGTACAGACAACTGCTGCGAATGGGCAGTTTCCTACAAGTTTGACCCTTAGTAAAGGTGCAGTTGCAAGTGGTGTTTATGGAGTAGGAACAGCAGATGAGGACACTACCGCTGGTGATATTGCAAAACAAACAGTAACGGGTGCAATCGCTAACCCCGTTGTTGCACGTACTGCACAAAAATTATTAAATCCACAAATATTAGATGATGCTAAAAAATTAATGGATAAAGGTACAGAATTAACTGTCGGACAAAAATTAGGTGGAGTTACA